TGAATTCCTGTGAGTTGAGAACCGTCTCCGTGGAATGTCCCAGCTGAGACGTCGCCCGTCACGCTTAGTGATGAAAGAGGCTGTGGAATTTGAATTCCTGTGAGTTGAGAACCGTCTCCATAGAAACAAGCAGCGAACACATTCCCAGATGCAATGACGTTGGTCGTCGAAATGGCATTGGAAACATAGACATTTCCAGTGACACCCAGAGTTGTCCGACCGCTAGTCCCTGTGAGAGTTTCTGTAGAAGCAAAGATGTTTGTAGATTCTAATTCAATCGTACGGATAATGTCAGAATTTACGTAGACGCGATCTCCTGTTCGAACTATAATTTTATCCTTCATGAGTCTCCCGTATGAATGCAAAATGTACAAATCATTATTACTGTTTATTGAAATTGCCGCCAAATCGAACACCGAATCACCTGGAATATCATATCCAAAGGAAGTATCCCGGTTAAATACATGTATTTTATTTAGTCTGGTATCAGCAATGTAAAGATTAAAATACGAGTCCAGGGCTATTTGATTGTTATATATTCCATATGGAGCATATGGTAACAAATTAAAAACGGCGACCACCACGCCAGACTGGTTCAACTTGTAAATATTATAATCGCCATCTGACACATACAAGTAAAGCAATGTATCAATTGCTAGATTACATGGCGCGAATGATAGATTAGTATCAATATGGCTCTGACCACCAAACTCGAATTTTACGAGTGTATTAGTAACTGCTTCACTTACATATACAGTTCCAGCTGGATCGGTGACTATACCAGACTGAACCTGAAATGAGTAACTCGAAAGATTTCCAACTATTGATAAATTAGTAGGGGAAAAAATAACTACATTTGAGCTATTTCCTCCAGAATCTCCTACATATAAATAAGTTCCAGTTGCTAAAATTGGTACACTAAGACTCTGATCAAGGGTCACCTGGGCCAATATATCGCCCGTAGCTGCGTTTAACTGAAATATTTTGGATTGAATCGCCCCAGTTGCCAGTGTTGCTATATATATGTATTGCGCATCTACGGCAGATGCCAAGTAGACCACACCAAACGCAGCTGTGGGCATGATCGTAAGAATTTTTGAAATTTGTAAAGAATCTGTGAATGTAAAGGTGTTTGTAGAAAATCCTCCATCTATAGTCGCCATTCCAGTTGTAATAGATCCTCCTACGGTAAGATCTGCATTTCCTATATTCAGCTTGGACGCATAGACACTGGAGCTTCCTTGCATTTGCGTAGGATTCAAGTTTTGTATATTTTGATTAATTGTTACACCAGATGTTGTAACAGCCGTAAGACCGATATGGGTCGCTCCATTGAAATGCACAACCTCAGGCATCCTGTTACTAGAATTTATTAAAATAAGGGCTCAAAAAGAACTCCTGAGTTGTGGGAGTCATGGTCGAGAGGACGAGGGCATTTCCAGCTACAGGTACAAGAATGACCCGCCCATCGTTACCAACAGAGGCTCCTGCAAACGGACCTGATCCAGGTGGTATTGGGGTTGAATTGGAATACACGAGGGCCACGGGGTCAAACATACCTACGTTGCTTTGTCCAGTTCCAGGGGCCATTATCACATTACCAGACGGAAGAAGGCATCCGCCTCTAAAAATAGCACCATATGTAGTAACATTTGAAAATGTAAGAATATAAGGATTGAAAACCCCAACGTTCGCAGATCCAGCAATCAATATGACGTTTCCATTGGGAGCAAGAACTCCTCCAGAAAATCCAGTGGTTTTATAAGAATTTGAATAACTTGGTGGATTCGAAAGAGGATTAAATTGGCCTACATTGGAGTTTGTACTTGGCACGAATACTATATTACCATTTGGTAAAAGAACTCCTCCTGTAAACTGTCCATCAGAGGATATTTTCAAAACATTTGAAAAAGTATTTGTTAAAATATTATAAGTTCCTATATTTGAACTGGTCTGGGCGGGTACCATGACCACGTTACCCAGTGGATCTAGGACGCCTCCTGAAAAGGCTGGCAGAGGGCAATTGTGAATGAACGAATTGGAAAGAGAACCTCCTGCCTCATTCACATAGACCCCTATATTACTTGAATTGTAGGGAATAAAAACCACCTTTCCAGAGGGGGTGAGCACCCCGCCTCGGAAGGCTTGAGGAGGGATGCCGACGCTCGGGACGGTGATGTCAGAATATCGGTCGGCTGTAGGATCAAAGCTCCCTACGTTTGAATATGTATGAGGAACCATGATGATACGACCATTGGGCAATGCTACGGATCCAAAAAAGTTTCCGCCGCCTGGAACGGCATTATTCACGTTTGATACGGCTGGTAGATTTGACTGTGACCAGAAGGAGTTTCGGCCGTTTGCGCACGTGGCCGATACCCAGTTCTGTATAATTGTTTTGTTAACGGGACTAGGTTTTAGATGAGGTCCTCTATTTTCTTGATAGTTTGTGCTAGCAGTGGCCCACTGAAGGCCGTCCCAGAGAAAATTAATAGAACCATAACTGACGGCGAGAGTCATGGATGTCTGATAACCGTCGAGTGAATCAGTGGTAAGGATGGTTATGGGGTTGAGATCAGCCCGGCCAGTTTCGTCTTTTATTATAAAAGACTTGCCAGGATAAACCAAAGAGCTGGAAGGAAGAGTTATGGTTGTAGGAAGTGCTGTAACAGATATAAAATAGTCGGACGGTTGGATTTGGTACGAGCCAGATACTTGCTGAACAGCCCCGGGGGCGCCAAAAGCGGTCGGGGCGCCACCCGTCCTCGTGAAGTAGGCTGCCATCTAATACAGAACGACTTTAAAAAGTGGCCAAATAGTAGATGCAGTTTTACAATGCTAAAGGCGGGACTGAAAGATCACGATTTTACGTAGCTCACGCTACCCTTGTTACTACCCCGAGCTTTTATGCTACTTTGTCTCCAGGTTCCGATGGACCAGACACTTTCGCCATGTCCACTTCTATTTCCAATGATGGAAATACTATTGTACTAGGTGATCCGTATTCTTATCCAACAGGGTGGGCAGGAGTTTATAAATACAACAATGGCGGATGGGCCCTGAGTGCTGAACTAGCTTTATCATATACAGGGGTGACCTGGGGTGGATGGAATGTATCAATATCGGGTGATGGTAAAACTATACTTATGACAGACACTCTTTATCAAGTTTGGCCTGGAATTGCCATAATATATAATCTTTCAGCAAATGGCATATCATGGCTCGGCCCAACTTTATTAACACCACCAGCTGATACAAATAATTTTGGGTCGTTTGCTGAATTGTCAGGAGATGGGAAAACTGTAATAGCATCTGGCCAAACTTCGGTTCAAATTTATACTCTTTCGACAGATGGTCTCACGTGGAATGGACCTGTTTATTTACCAGGAGGGAATGTGGCATATGGAGGAGTAGGTTTGTCGGATGATGGGAAAACAGCCCTGGCGTGTAATATAAATGGCAGATATGCAGGAATCTTTAATCTTGTGGGAGGAACGTGGTCCCTAACAGCCTCACTCACTCCCATGTCCGAAACTCAGCTCGGGACACAGGCTAGTTTGTCTGGTGACGGAAAGACGGCGATTGTTTCTTCCCAGACTTTAGTAGGTGTGTATAATTGTCTTTCAGGTTCTTGGTCGGGCCCCGTTCTTTTATCAGGGATTATAACTTCCGAATTCTGGATTGCTCTCCGTCTTACTAGCGACGGAAAGACCGCCTTGGTTGGTAGTTTATACTATGGCGTCGTAATTTACAAATTGGTAAATGGAGTATGGAGCACCCCTACTAAATTTACACCTCCACCTATTGCGGACAATATATATTTTGGGGCGCCTTCTACTATGACCCGTGATGGATCTATAGCCGTTGTAACCGACTGGAGTGCGATTGGAAAACCTGTCATGGTATATAAAATAACGACAACGGCATTATCAGATAACATAAAAATGTGGAATCATTAATAGATGAGCTCAGCACCCCGCCTGCTCTTTTGTGGTTTATAATTTTTTTTGTCGTAAACAGTGTTTTAACTGCCTCTATAAAATCTTGCTCTTGAACCCATCTGCAGCCTATTCGGGTTCAACTCTTATGACATCTGGTTCATGAGCGCGGCAGAACGTGGCCCCGAGGACACCTGGTCTTCTTTAGGAGGAAGTAGGGTCCTCACGAGTCCCTCTAGATCACTTAGTCGCGTCTCTAAAAAGTCTATATCATTCTGAGCCGTTTCGAGCTTTTCGTTAGCCTCCTTGACTGCATTGGCTAGAACCGCAGTGAGCTTTTCGTAATCTATCGATAAATATCCATCACTATTTGGCGGATTTACAACCTCTGGAACAATATTTATCATATCTTGTGCGATAAATCCTATACAAGGACCTTCTCCTGAAATATAAGTGAAAGATACGGGGTTCATGTTTGAAACAGCAGCAAGTCCATACGTGATTGGCTGTATATTAGATTTAAGGCGAATATCAGAAGCAATCACTGCTCCCATAGTTACTGCTCCTGTAGATGAGCTTATAGTAACATAATTGGTCCCCGCAGCAACAGTTCCGCTAATTCCTGGAAATCCTATAGTAGGAGTAGCTACATGAAGGCCAAATGTAGGAGCCAAAGTTCCTATACTCATCGCATTTCCCGTAAATATCGTCACATTCGAGCCACCAGATGAGTTTGAAATAACCATCAAGTTCGACCCGAGCGTGGTCGTGCTCGGGCCGACCGTCACGCCTCTCGTGATTACATAAGGAACGTACAAAGTATCATAATTGAAATTCGTGTTTGTGACGTTTGATGAGAATCCATCCGCAATGATGTTTGTCGTCTGAAGAGTATTCATCACCTGAAGGTTCGAAACGATCAAGTTTGAAAACCTGGAGATCCCGCCAGTGGAAATGATCGATAGTGCCGTGAGTTGGAGTGTGTTCATGTACGGGATAGTGAGTGTATCGTAAAACAGGGTCGTGTTCGACACATTAGAGGTCATAGCGCCCGTAACGACCAAGGAGGTCGAAACGAGGTTTGTGGTCGTGACTGAGTTCGAGACGACCAGGTTCGCCAAAGGTTGTGTAAATCCTCCAGACGTGATATTTGACAAGAAACCCCCGTCACCATAAAACCGAGACGCAAAGACGTTCGTGGTCGTCAAAGAGTTGCTCGAGTAAACGTTGCCCGTGACTTTCAGTGTCGGACGAGACGCGTCCGACCCCGAGAGATCAAGGCTCGTTCCCGTAATACCTATATACGACGTGTTTCCTTTCCCGTATATTTGACTCTCTGTAAATAATATATCAAAACCGCCTTGATTTGAATTTTCAGAACCCCCTCCCCAAAAATATATAAGTTTATTTGATGATGGTTCGTAGATTATAGTATATAAACTTATGGTATCTAATGTTATAAAAGCAACATGTGTTCCATCATTTAAAAACTTGTGAAATTGGCCAAAAGTAGCGGAGCCTGGGGCATCTCCGATATAAACATTAAAAAAATTATCGACAGCTATTCCAAAAACGAAGTTTGTAAGATATGATGGGTTAGGGCTTGCATATGTTGCAAGTATAGTTCCAGTCTGATCAATTTTAGTTGCGACAGACGGGGTGGAGCCGCTAAAAGTAACATATAAATATCCTAGAGAATCTCCACAAATACAATATGGCCCTCCATTCATACCGGAAGGAAAAGTTATAGGAACAAAAGTAGGACTCGTATCAAGGTATGATTGAAAAATCCAAACCACGAAAGCACCAGCATCAGCAACAAATATTTTACCAGACTTATCTATAAATAGATCGACTGGAAGTGTAAAGACCCCACTCAAAGCCCCAGATGTTACCATGGGATTGTCGGGGGCATTGATGTAAAAAACTTGCTGGTCGATCGCAACATCACAAGCGAAAAGAAGTCCGTTATAATATCTCAGAGTCGTACATGGAGTGGCGCCGGGCTCGAACCATTGAGTACTTGATCGTATAAGAAAGCCATTTTCATCAGTCGTATATAAATGCCCAGTACTATCTAATGTATAATATTTGCCAGTGGTTGGATTCGGGCAGCCAGTACCCATGGTTATGCCCCTCGTGAAAAAATTAGTATATACGACTCTTTTGTACAAACTAAATGCAGAACTCGCGGATGCATTAACAAAATATGGTTCGTAACAATTCACACGGTCCATGGCAGTTAAACCCGTGATTGTGTTGATGGCTGCTATAACAGTTCTTCCATTTACGGTGACGGGGCCGTACATACTTGTGATTCCAGGACTAATGATGTTCGTGGTCGTGGCCGAGTTCGAAGCGTAGATGTTTCCAGTGACCATGAGGGTCGCAGTGGGGACGGCGGTGGATCCTATTCCAACATTATTTGAATAATATATTGTATTTCCTGATACCAAAGAAGTCCATTGTGAAGAGCCTCCTCCTCCTCCAGACTGTGCAACCCATGATATGCTCGTCCCAGTTGTGGAAAGCACATACCCAGGAACAGGCGAAGAACCTGGAATTGTTATGTTTGATGTAGTGACGTTTGATGTGTACAAGTTGGAGTTGGTCGTAAAGGCCAAAGGACTCCAGTTCTGTTCTGCGTTTGGAAAAGTTCCATATGTTTGATTACGAGCAACTCCGAGATTACTATATGCATAGTATCCAGGGGCGCGCGTCCCGTAACCAGTTTGTAAATAAGCAATCATTCCTTCGGTGATTTTACCCCCAGGGATTGAAGTGAGAGGACCAGGAATGCTCTGAAGGGTTCCCTGAAGGTCTATATCTAGAACTATAGGTAATGGATTTGAAGTTCCGTCTGTTGAGGGCTGCCATGTCCCTGGCCAAGAGTACAAGGCCAGCCACGGGGTGCTCATCTAACTTATACTTACATAAGATTGTCCAGAACCAAGCGTAAAACCATACAAATTATAAGTGGTTGTTGTCCAGCCTCCAGGTGTGGGAGTGGGATAGAGATCAACCGTTGCTGTAGTTGGCGTTCTGCTAGAAATTAGACTTGGCGAAGAACCTGAATTGAAACTCGCTGGTTGGCTTGCCGATGCCAAAATGCCAAACCAGAAAGTCTGTGTATAACTTTGAGGATTTGTTACATACTGTGCCAAGGATTTCACTCTATCGCCAAGTGCTGGATTATTCTGATAAGTACTTGAAATTATACTTGTTCCACTTACTATGTCCCCTACAACAGGACTCCCCGATAACTTAAATAACCAAAACGACGGATAACTGAAAGAACCAGTGGTATTTATATTAACAGATGATACAGTGATGGGCCCGGCGGAATGTGACGAGGAATCTGTTATATTTGCGGGCCTTAGATAATATACTGTAAATGATATACTGGTGGTTAGACCTATGTTGTCCTTAAAGAGGGGCGTACCAAAGGTCATTATTCCAGAACTCGACAACCCAGACGGCGTTATTGTCCCTGAGCCGTTTGTTTGTGTTGTCGACTGGCTCGTCACGGCCCCCAAACTCACGTTTGTTATCGATGTGCTCCATGTCGTACTCGTAAATGATTGTAAAAATGTTATTGTTTCTAAACTGGTCAGAGTAATAGTTTGACCTATATTGTTCCAGGTCACGGTGAAAGTCTGAGAAGAACTGGGAGAATAAGGTGAGGTGTATCCTTGAGCACTAAAAGCAAGAGTAGCCTGAGCGGTCCCTCCCGTAATCGAGCCCGCCGCTGCATTGGTGTATATATAGTAACCAGGCGATAGGGAATAACTTTGCGTTGTAGTGGTTGCGGCGGCGTAAGCTGGTAAAGCTGTTCCACCAGTCCAGTTGGTAATTAAAGGAACTGTACCAGAAGTACCACTTATTGAATAGACACCGGATATATAAGCGGTAGTATAAGTTGTTGGATTCCCTACGACAACTCTAAAAATCTCCCCTGAACTACTGGACACGGGCTGATCCCAGTTTACAGAAATAAAAGAAGTTGTTGTAAATGTAGGAGTAAATGATGCAAGAGTCAGGACTAGATTAGTCTTACCAGAAGAAGTAGTAAATACTGAATTCACGACTAGAGACGTTTGTCCGCTTTCATCTTGGAAAGAAGTCAGGGTCCGTGTAGGAGGTGGACCGGGTGCCGCTGTCCATACAGGCATTCCTCCGTAGCCATTCAAGGTCTGAACATTCAGGGTTACAATATTAGCAGTAGTCGCAAAAACATTCGTTGTCGAGAGAGCATTTGAGGCATAGATGTTACCAGTGACCGTGAGATTGGCGGTCGGTACGGCGGTGGATCCTATTCCAACATTATTTGAATAATATATCGTATTTCCTGATACCAAAGAAGTCCATTGTGAAGAGCCTCCTCCAGACTGTGCAACCCATGATATGCTCGTCCCAGTTGTGGAAAGCACATACCCAGGAACAGGCGAAGAACCTGGAATCAAAATATTACTGACACTTATGAAATTTGTAAACACATTCCCTGCGTACAAATTTGATAAAGTCAAGTTTGGCCCTATGGTCGCAGCGACCGGGGGCTGGCCATTGGCGATTGTATCGCTACAATCGCACATCTACTGTTTTAATGATATTTTAAGTTTAGGCTTGTGCCTCGGTCCAGAAGAGGTTGATTTGTGCAGATGCTGTCGTCGTTGTGAGGTTTGTACAGAATATCAAGAGAACGTCAGGGCCGTCGGGGAAGCACTGGTTTCCGCCAATGCATCCATTTGTTAATTCCTTGATTCCAGTGAGATCGAGATTGTTCTGATTCGCCGCCTGCACGATTGTCTGGAAGATGCGTTCGCCTGGCTGAGGAACACCGCTAATCAGGTTTCCTGGATAGTACTGCGCGAAACTGGGCTGAGTTCCGTTTGTAATATTATTTATATTTACCCAGTTGGCTGGATTAAAAATAACACCTGTAGGATTCAAAAATCCAATAGTTTGCATATTCACTGGCGAGGTGGCCTCGAGGCGCTGAAGAAGAAGCTGAGCCCTGTTGAGGAGTTCCTTGGTACCGATATCTCCCACAAGTCCGTTCGTGACTGAAGGTGCCAGGCGGATGGCAAAGGCTGACGCTGACGATGATACCACAGAATTAACGCCTCCAGTGGCTACTTGCGTTTTTGAACCCGTTGTTGCATCTGAAATGGCAACTCCCGCAGCCAATGTCGCAAAAGTTCCAGTATAACTTACTGTCAGGGAAGGAGGAGAAACTGTTATTGCTGTAACTGTATTCGTTCCAGTCGGGCCCTGCCCTCCCGAATATGTTATAACATCTCCTATATTGAATTGTGATGTAACTGGGCTGAGAATTAGACTAAAAGGCGAAGCTGTACCCGTGGGAACAGTGACGGCGACTATAGCAGTGAAACTCGAGCGAGTGGTATCAGTTACTAGCGTACCTGCTGGGATAGGGGCGGTTGTTGAACCTAAAGCAAGAGCCACGGATATAGCAGTAGTTGTGGGTGTACCAGATATAGTTGGAGTATTTCCTATTGTTCCCACCTGAAAAGTGAGCGCATCTCCCGTCGCCGCTCCTGGAATTCCCGCAGTCAATGGGACCGTGATAACATTGACGCCTCCCAGAATCACATTTGTATTAGAAAAGTTAAAGTAGTATCCGCGTTCCGAGTCAAATCCTCCGTCGGTCAAGAATGATGATCCCCAGTGAGTCAGAGTTGGAGTAGCCGTACAGCTTATAAGGTTAACAGAAGTATTGGCCAGATGCGTCGTAGCCGCTTGCCCAGTGAATGTCCTGGCGGTGTCGCTTATATTGTAGTTTAGAGGCGCTGCGCGGGTACAGCCGAGGAAACAATTGATATTGGTACTTGTGTAGCTGATGAGCTCATTGTCTATGAGAAGGACGGCATTACTTGAAGGGAAATAGGTCGTAGGATCATTAACTGATATGATAGTTGATGATGTGTTCAGATTTGAAAATAGACTCGTCATGGCCCCTCGGCTCTCCACGCTAAGCTCGTAACGAACGGGCAAGTTTCCAGAACGCATGTAGGCCTCGTCATTCACATTGTTGTTCTTAATACGGTGAACCATAAGCCAGTTTCCATCCGGACCACGGATCATAAAGTCTACGAAACCAGCACCATACCACGTGTACTGAATGCCAATCATCTGCTGACGACTCAGGTCGACCTTGTAACCAGAGGGACCTCGGCCATCGATGGTGTCGCGGTTAAACTGGGCCTGGGGCACTCGGAGTTCCTTGATCTTGCAGCACTTGACGGGCGTGGCGGACGTGATAGACGAGGTCCCTCGGTACGGAGGATTAAATGTGAGCACACCCTGGCCCTGGATGGAGGTCACTTGGTGAACCATACCACGAATAGTGAAACGATCATTCACCCTGAGTTGATCCTGAAACCGAGTCGTGGGGAGGGTCCAGTTGAGCAAAGGAGGAGTGAATGCAGATATAGCATATGTCGTCGGCATGAATCCTATGGTGATTTGGTTATAATCAACCTGGCCAACGACCCAGACCTGGCCGAGCCCTTGAATATAGTTTTGCATAGACTGCTGAACAGTATGGATGTAGGTTCCTGATGTTTTTGTAAGTGTTATAACTGTCTGAGTATCTCCAGGGTTGATGGCGTTGGTCTGCGCCGCCCCATCGCCAGTTAGAGTTATTGCACCTGTCACTCCAGGAACCAAGGTTCCCAAAAGAGTCTGGCTCTGTCGAGTGACCGTGACATAGCCAGCCGTCGCAAAGGTGGACTGGCGGCGGACAACCGCGAGTGTCTGGCCGTCATATTCCCAGAACAGGCCGTTGGGATCCTCAAAGCACCCCGCACGAACGCTTGCTCCGTGCCAACCCTGTATCACAAGGCGCGGCTGATCTCCAAGATTGTATAGTGTTGATGTGAGCGCCGTCTGAGACTGAACATTGACGGTCCGAGAATCAATTACTCCTGTAATTGTATAAGTTCCGTTAAATTGAGAAGTAGTAAAGTTGCGGATGATGGCTGTCGCTCCTGGTTGAGGAATACCGTGAATAATATCCGTCACGATCTGAATATTTGAACCAGCGGGCAGAACTGTTATGAGCGTGCCTATAGGTATATTCGCCTGCTGGACTGTATTTGTCCAGTTTATGTTTATGTGGGTGGCATCTGGAATGGCGTTTACAGTCACAGTTCCTAGATTAGGGCCAAGATAACTTGCTATAGTCTGTCCAACAGCAAATCCAGTCGAAGAAGCTACTTGCAGTGATAGAGGCTGAATACTGGTATTATATGGCCCGCCTGTGGTGGCCTGAGTAATTCCAAAGACATTAATAGAAGCTATGTCTAACTGTGGGCAGAAGAGCGTTCCAGACGAGAACAGGATACCCTTTCCAGACTGATACCTAAAAGCCTTCTTGGACTGACGGATAACTGTCGATCCATGCGCTGGGCTCAGAGTGCTCAAAAGAACTCCGCCATCATAGGGGCGATGGTTAATACTTGCGAATTGCCCTATGTAGAGAGTCGCATTGGAGCTTATGAGATTTCCGAACTGTGTAGCACCCGTGGTTCCAAAAATATAATTATTTGCCACTATATTGAAAGAGTTTGAGCTCGTTACATTACTGACGTAAAAAGTTCCAAAAAAATTAGAATATCCTGCATTTCCCAAATTATTTGCCGTAAGGGGAAAACCTGGCAGGAGCCCGTGAGCATTGCTTGTAAATACCTGGAGATTTGATGACCCATCTGACCATATATTTGCAAAAGGAACGACGCAAGTTCCCGAGTTGAACACATTGGCTCGTCGCGAAAAAGTAAAGTTTGACTGAATATTTCCTTTAGGAACCCAAGACTTGGCTATGTAATTGGCGCTATTTGAGTAAAGAGTTGAAGATCCCGGAGCCCCGCCAGTATTACTCGCCGTAATGATATAATACCCCTCTGCACGATCAGACAGAGCTGTGCTCGACGGAGAGAGGCCAAACACGGATATAAACGATCCAATTGGAGGTATGACCTGCGTGGTTCCCTGAACAACATTTGAATAATAAATGGTTATATTTGAACATGGAGATGCTCCATCAGAAACTATGTTGCTAAAGGTGAAGTCAGTACCAGGAATTTCGAAAAAGGATGGAAACTTGCGAATATCCACATAGGACTGCCACTTGGTTGCCTGCAGGCCATACTCGAAATCAGCATCCATCATAGCTTGACCTAGGGACACACGCTGGCGTTCAATCGCGTCTGTGCCAAAGTCATAGGGACGAGTCTGGGTTGGCGGGGCTGACCCATACCTGACCCCCAAGGTTCCGTCTATATTCAGACTCATTTACTTTTAGTATTTCTTTTTTTTTCACGTATCCGCCTCAATCTCCAGGGTAAAGGACCAATCTATACCGTTATTATTCATCAAGTTTCCGAACCGATCCAGCACTGTTATATTAAGGCGATCAAGACGGACCCCGCGATCAGTCACGATAACCTTTTGTGTAAACTGACTCAATTCCGTCCACTGCAGAATACCACCCGAATTAACATTCAGAGGAAGCTTGAAGGTGATCTGACTAGGCTCTAGGGAGGACTGACCCAAATTTTCTATCCAAATGTTCAAGTATGTATCAAAATTTATTATGTATGAATTTGTGGCCGTGATGAAAGGTCCCACCTGGCCATTCGTAAACCCAAGAAAGGACAAGGTGCTCAAGGGGGTCACATTCATTGTCACGGAGCCTCCGGCCGACGTGAAGGTGACGGCGTTTGTGGCCTGTGAGACGGCAAACACTCCGACGCTATTACCAATAGTTGTGTTTATAACTGCAAGAAAATTTGTTGAAGAATAGTTTCCTGGAGGGAGGGTATATACTATAGAGTTTACATTCATTGTATTATATGGGGCCCGTATGTTATAGAAGCCTATTGGAATCTGGGCATTCTTTAAACTGATGGAACGGATACGACGATGGCGATTTCCAAGTATGATTGAGCACTGAAATGGGTTGCCATTGATCTTGTTCACTGCGGGCTGACCTGGGTATGTATTTAGAACTCCATTTGTCGAGTACGCCTGAGGACTCGTAACAGTCTGAGCCGAGCCAGTGTCAACATGAATCAGATACGTGTTACTCATTTCTTCTATTCTTTACAAATAAAATAAGTAAAAGCCCTGCGAGAAGCAAAGAGCCGACTAGCGCCATGTTCGGTCCTGGATCCAACGGGACGGGGGGTGGTAATTCGTCAAGAATACTTTTTTGAAAAGGAACCTTGGCCGTATGAACTCTCAGGACACATCCAGTCCCCACGATGTTATTGGACATGAGTACTGGGTTTCCAAAGATGTCTACCCAATTTATAGTCAGCTGAGAAAGACGATCTATACGCGACGGGTAAATGCCTTCAATTTTGAAATCGGCAGATTCTTTATAGTACTTGATAGTTCCAGGAGTAACATCCAAGGGTATAGGCGCGAATGAATATAGTGCAGATGGGCCAGCCACCCCCGAACTATTCGATTGTACTGTAAGCCTTCGGGCATCCTGGTGATAAGGTGTTCTTAGCTCTGCAATATCCAAGAAAACAAAAGTGTTGCTTAGACCTGCTGTATTTATCCACGCAGCGGCCAACTCGACACGGTCTACATCCCGTATCGGGTTGGTCAGAAAAAGGGAATACGTGTTAGAATTTTGGTAAGTTGCAGTATTCCTATAGGCTGAATCGGCATAGACCAGATGGTACTGTGCCATTTACTAGATAATCATATTCTTTTGATGGCCTACTCGCAGCGTCTTGTCGATATATACCTGGTGACCCGCGGCCGTCATCGCCTTGCAGAGGGCCACATCCTCCGAACTCATATCGACGAGCTCGCCCACCTGCTGAAGAGGGCTCCAAAACCAGGGATACTTGAGGTCCTCGAGGACACCCTTGCGAATAAGCATCCAGCCCATACCTGCATAAGAGACGGGTACGTACTGGGGCTCGTTCTCGAGATCTGGAGGGCTCAGAAACTTGAAGGTTCCCGTCTTGCTGAAGTACTCAGTGTCCCAGTCCTTGACGACGGCCAAGTGCTGGAGATCCTCCATCATATAGATGCCAGCCGTTACATCGTGAGGACTCTCTAGAATGTTAAAAAAGTCCTCAGTCTTGAATACCATATCAGAGTCAATCCACATCATCGCATCGTACTCAACCTTGCCCTGGAAGGGCTTTTGGTCTGGACCCTTGAGGACATCTCCTCCTAGGCAGCGGGCCCGAGCAAAATGGACGACGGAAGAATACTGCTGGCTAATCATGCACTGATGACCCTTGGCGGTCGCCTGCATCAAAAGATCCGACCAGGCGAGGAGAAACTCGCGGGAGTAGGTGCGTCCAGGCATACAGAAGACAATCTTCATTTTCTATTTTTTTAGAGTTTCTTTCTTTTATCTAGTTCTGAAGAAGAGAGCCACCTATGCCGCTCTCAATCTTCCACTTGCGCTGCTGGTCGTGGACCCAGTCACCGTCGCCGCACAGGCCACCGGGGGTTAGCCCGCGCGTGTAATACGAGGCGTTCTTTGCTGGCCCTGGGACACAGTTCAGGTTAGGGTTTATGTCAAAAAGGGCAGAAGGCGGGATGCCCGTGCCAGTTGTCACCATTTCACTGGGGCGGAGGATGAACGTGCTGGGACGAGAATATAGACGGAATATAATCATTAGAAGCAGGCCAATGATGACCAGGTGAACAATCGTCTTCAACTTGATAGGCATCATTTACTTTCAACAAAGTTTTTTTTTCGTCTGCGTTAAAGGTACTACTTTCATTTCTATAAAGGTCTTAGAACATGCTATCTATTAACCCTGAAGAGTCATCTGGCCTAGACTTTAACGACGACGAGGCAGCCCTGATGGATGAGATATCTTTCGCCCGACCCGAGAAGAAATCGGCGCGGGCCAAGACCGTTCGGACAGTGCCACGAATGGCGCCCAGGGCTCCTGCACCTCCAGAGGATCCTGGACTCGATGATTTCATCAACCCCGATAAGCGCTTCGCACATAGCGCCCCCCCTGTAGAGGAGTTTGACGGCGGCGAGGAATATGAAGAAGACGACCAGCGGGGAGCTCAGCAGTACGGCGGAGGCGGGGGGGAGGTTCCATCTGAGGGATACAAGACTATTGAGGATGAGAAAGCAGACCTTTTGAATAAGATTAGCCGCCTGATTAAGAAGGGTATTCAGGGCAATACCCGCCTGAATTCTTACTCGAGCATCGAGGAGATTCGCACAGAGTACAAGCGGATGACTTATAGCATCGAGGTTGATCGCTCTATCAAGTTCCAAAAGCGTATGCTGATTGCGACAGTGACTGGCCTCGAGTTTCTGAACAAGAAGTTCGACCCCTTCGATCTCCAGCTTGATGGATGGTCCGAGAATATGATGGAGCAGACTGATGACTATGATGGCGTGTTTGAGGATTTGTACAACAAATACAAGAATAAGATCGAGGTGGCTCCAGAGATCAAGCTCATAATGATGGTTGGCGGTTCTGCTATGATGTTCCACTTGACCAACTCAATGTTCAAGCAGGCTGTGAATGTCTCCCAGGTCATGAGTCAGAACCCTAACCTCCAGCGTGATATGATGGAGGCTGTCCAGCGTGCCCAGCAGCCCATTTCTACAGGCGGGCCTCCTCGTCCAGGGCTCCGCGGCGAGATGCGCGGGCCTGGTGTTGACTTTAGCTCGTTGATGGGTATGATGGGCCCACCGCCTTCAGCGCCTCCTCCGCAGGTGGACGAACTCTCCGATGTGGTCAGTGACGTTGGAGATGGCGAGGTCCGCGAGGTTTCTATGAAGCCACCCTCTAAAAAAGGTCGCAAATCCACTAAGAAAGAAATTTCTATCTAGATAGTAACAGATGGCCATTTGTATGGCCCCACTCGGAGAGTGGGACGAGCCCTTGATCCTCAGGGCTCCTGTTCCCTCAGCTCCACCAATGCGCTCAGGACCAGATAGGACCGAGTGTAATTACTTGGTTATGTTTTTCGTCCTCGGGGTGTTTTTGCTCGCTCTTATGGATTCTATGTGAGTAATAATTCTCTGAAAGTCCCCAACGCCAGAAATCAGGGAGGCGTTTTTACGAATGTTGCAACTGGTCTGTTGGCTATATTTCTAATTTTTGGATGGCCAATTCTTGCCGTACTTTTAATGATGTCCAGTGCGTCGTCTTACAAGTCGGCTCCCAGAAACGCTGCTCCTAAAGTAAAGCAGACTGGATGGAAGTTTTACCTGGGCTTGACAATGATGATTATATGGGCTATCATGATTATGTTTATTGGGCAACGGTTTATGTAATCAAAGACACCTGACCTTCACGACTTCGTCTCTGCCCGCGGTTGCTCTTTCTTCACCCTCTACAACTATCCCGAGTTCTCTGTAGGTCGCGAGTCTCTTGCGCCACATAGAGTACAGGACCGACCAAGAGTCCACAATGTCCCATATAACTGGACGCGAAGCACCACGTAGGATACGACCTATGGCCTGCTTCACGTCTGAGTGCGGAGTTGCTAAAAATACAGTATCAAGGGTTGGAATATCCAAGCCCTCTTGAGCCAGACTAAAAGTCCCTATGACTATTCGAGCCTTGGCCGCCTCGTCAAGTGCCTTTTGATCTAGACCACCAATATACAAGGCTGAATTTGGTAAATTTTTTTTGAGCCAAAAGGCGTGTTCTCTCCGATCCGTCAGCAAGAGTATATGTTGGCCTGGACTTTTCAAAACAATTTCTTTTAAAAGTTTATTTCTTTCTGGAATCTGACTCAACTTTGTTACAACCCCTGAAAAGTCCATCTTCCCAAAACGCGTGACAGGCGGTGCCTCGAGAAATTCCTTACATGTGAAGGGCACCCTATGAGCCGTGACTTGGGTCTGTTGGGTTCGTGCGAGTCTGAAGAACTCAGGACCCATGAACCAGTACAAGAGGCGAGTCAGGCCATCCTTGCGCTCGGGAGTTGCCGTTAGTCCGAGGGTGTACTTCGGGGCCATGAGGAACATGGCTTGTGAAAATGCCTGCGCCGCAATGTGATGGGCCTCATCGACTATCAGCGTCCCGAAAGACTTGAAGGCTCCTGGGGCAAATGGCCTCTGGCACAGAGTCTGAATCATTGCGATAACAAAATCATTGTTGATAGAGAACTCGTCACATTGGACCCGTCCTATGGTCGAGCCCGGGCAGAACTGCTGGATGCGTTCTATCCATTGATCTGCCAAGAATCCCTTGTGGACTATGATGAGCGTGCGTCGCTTAAACTCTCCAGCGAGCGCCAAGGCGCAGACCGTTTTGCCCAATCCTACGTCGAGAGAAAGGACGCCATTTCGCGCCTCGACTCCCTTTCGGACAGCTTCGACCTGATGAGCTCGAAGGCTCCCAGTAAAATTAATATTAGCGGGGGACCCTTCGGTTCCTGGGGGTGGACTCCCCCCGTCCTGGTAAAACCTGGGAACACGAATCGTTCCCTTCTGTGAGCCATCCTGCCAAACTTTGAAAGATGGTGGGCGTATACCCAACGCATTCTCAACAGGTCTAACGGTTAACAACTTTTTAATATCAGGGCACGAAGGCACCTCCATGAGAACAAAGGACTATACAACCTTTATGGCTGAAAGTATCCAGTATCCTTGTCCATTCCAAATCTTCCGAGTCATCTCAACCTCACAAGATTCTCCGGCCCTTAGATCCTGTAGAGGCCTGAGCCCCTCAATCCTCACTGACATGATGCGATTGTAGCGCCATGGTATCTTCACTGTTCTTATATCTCCTCCACCCATGTCAAAGTCCATGTATTTTCGTCCTTCCCGATCATACATGGATTTTAAAATTTTTATAAACATTATATTTATTTTGTTTTTTGTTTCTAAGGCTTCAAGTCAAACTCGGACACCAACTCATCAATGGACTTGTAGTACCGTGCCAGGTCTTTTTTGAACCGAGCATCTTGAGGAAGTTTATTTTTTATAATATATGCCAGGTTCGCCTTGGAATACTTCGTCTTCTTTTGGTTCTCGGTCGGCTTACGGGGTACTTGCTTCCGCGTCGCCTTGGGCTTGGTCTTTGGGGCGTCCCTGTTTATGAAGGACAGGGCCTGCATCACGGTATCGGCCAAGTCGTCCTTCTTTTTGTGCTGATCGAAAAACTCGACCCACTCTGTGTTCGTCTCCTTGATAAATTTCCGGGCCCGTTCGATACTCGTCGCCTTTCGCTGGGCGTACTTGGACTTGCCGGGTCCAGCTACGTCTGGGACCTTGAAGCGCGCATCCCATATAATCACCTCGCGCTTGGGGTCCTTGGTCAAGAGGTACGCATGAAGCAGGTGCTCCACGGACTTCATACCCTTGTTCCTGTCGGGCTGTTTTTCGATGAGGACCTGCGTCGACTCTGAAATCCATGTTTTTGTTTCAAGATGCTTGATGAGACTGAGGTAGAGGCCATCCGAGTGGTTGGGCGGTACGCCATCCACATCCCAACTTTTAATTTTTTTTGTTTTTGGATCTATGAGACACATCGCAAGGTTTTTAATTCCTACATCGATACTTAAAAGCATTCTAATTATTCTTAACAAGATATTCTTTAATGGCCGAGTCAGAGGTTTCTACGAAACCTCCCCTTCACTGCTGGTGGTGCTGTCATCCATGGGAAGGCCCCGAAGTTCATGCTCCTTTTAAATATGATGATAGGCGAAAACATTTCACGACCAAGGGGCGTTTTTGTTCTTTCGAGTGCGCCAAGTCGTGGATTATAGAGCGTTCTGGCCCACGTTACGGGGAGATGCTATCTTTCATGGCCCTTTATCGAAAGCATGTATTCGGAAAGTCTGTACAATGCTTTCCCGCTCCAAAAAGAGAAACTTTAAAAATATTTGGAGGACCATTGTCAATAGAAGAATTTAGAAAATGTGCAAATAATGCTCCATGGGTACACGAACCAGGTGATACCCACCTGATTCATGAGGTTGAGTTGAGGTCTCGAGGAGCCTCCGCAAATGTGGATGACGGATCTGGCCTGGCTCTCGTTCGGACAAAGCCTCTCAAAAGGGCCGAGTCAAAGCTTGAAGCGGCCCTCAAGCTCAGAAAAAAGGGTTCTGTGTCTTAGGTATGGAGGCTATTGTCTCGAGGTCTAACAATACAAAAATGTCTACTCCCGCAGTTCTGCGTGATTTCATTCGCGCCAAGTTCGCCCAGCTCGTCCCAGATCGGCCCTACGCTCGCAATATCGAAAAGTCCATTTGGGAATGGACTATAAAGGATACGCGCCTTTCTAGACATCCAGCTGTATGGGAGAACAGATGGTTCAGGTCCCGTTACAAGAACAAGGCTGTGAATATCCTGGCAGAGCTCGAGCGCGATCCGAGTATCCACTGCAATCTTACGGTTGGTCCAGATGGTCATGTGAGTGTGAAACTCGCGGTTCTTCCTCAGCTCCAGCACAGGATATTCGCCAAGGAACTCAAGTCGAGCGAGTTGGTCGACACGCCTCCTGAGATTCTCTGGCCCAACGGGCCATATTCAAAAACGCTATTTGCTCTGAAGAAGAAGGATATGCTGATGGAGGAGATTAGGAAGGAGGACGAGGGCTACGAGGGGCTCCTCAAGTGCGGAAAATGCAAGAGCCTCAAGACTACTTATTACCAGCTTCAGACTAGATCGGCGGATGAACCCATGACTACCTACGCCACCTGCAAGGCCTGTGGGCACAAGTGGAAGTTTTGTTAAAAATATTTTGTAATAGTACCAGCATGGTAGGCCGTAAAGCAGTCCCCCACCATCCTACAAAGTTCTTGAACTCTAAGCGTCGCGTTATTCACGTGACGGCCGATGGCAAGTATGTTGCCGTGACTGACGGCGGTAAGAAGCTCTACAACCCCAAGGCTCACTACGTAAAGAGCCCAGGCGGTGGCGTCCATGTCGTGTCTAACTCGACGGCGCGCGTCCCCACCAAGATCCGCAAGGTGGCTGTTCGCAAGCCTCGCGCGAACCGCGGCGCCGCCCGTGCGCCCCGTGCGAACGTCTATGGCCTGCGTGGCCTGTTCCGCACCCCAGTAAAGCGCGGCCGTCCACCCAGGCCTGGAGGCCCCAAGAAGTACGTCCGCAAGGAGGGCCTGCGCAAGGTTCGCAAGAACAAGGGTGTTGCACGCAAGAAGAGTCCTCTGGCCCGTCTGATAGCCTCGATGAACTAGTGCGTAAAATTACTTAAAAAAGATTTATTAGAAACTCTCAATGAGTCTTGTGCGCGTCTGGACCAATGTGGGCCAGAAGAAACCCAAGGCTCTTCTGGCGAAGATCTTTTCTTCGGCAGAAGGACCCGTATATAGTATACGTTATTTAAGCGCAGACTCGGAGGAGGATGAACACGGGCGCCTTGTCCATAGATACGAAGACGAAACGTATGAAGTAGATGACGATTCGATGGCGGAATGGCTAGGATTTGACGAAGAGGCGGACATAGGATTCACGTGCATTGGAGACGGTGCGTGGGTAAAGGGAGACCCAGACTCGGATTATATACCAGACTCTGATGAAGAGGATGAGACCGATGAGGAAGAGGATGCCCCAACTGAAGATGACGAGGCGGAGGAAGACTACGGAGATGATGACGACGAGGGTCCTGAAGAAAATGACGACTATGAGTAAAGATGAATTGGTTGCTATTTTTTCTGTTTATAATTCTGGCAATTTGGTTTTTTCTCTCTTGTCGCAAAAAGGAGGAGAAGTACTGTGGGTGTGGCGCAGGCGGCGGTCCTTAAATTTTTTAAGAGCCTAGAGTAATGGCCATGACTATAAGCTTTGGCGAGTCTACAGGATCGAGCCTGGCCAACTGGGGTTTTATTCTTTTGATACTTGCGATATTCCTGTTCTTTACGGGTCTTTGGCAGACCATCAGTAACCAGTGGGCCAAGTTTTTCAATGCAGGTCTTTGGACCCAGACTATTGGAAACGCCAAGGCGACCTGGGCGGCCGTACCCGCAGTGGCAACGCCAGCGATGGTCCAACCTCTTCCACCTGGTGCCGTTCCATCTCCAGCACTCATGCCAATGGGAACAACGCCAACGGTCGTTCCTGTAGTGAATCCAGCGGGGCTGGCTGCAATGCCTGGCGTCCTGCCGACTGCTGCGAATACAGGTGCCGCACCCACATCTCCTCTTGTGACGGCGCCAAGGACTTAAAAACAAAAAAGTCTTTTATTAAAATGTCGAAAACTATCACTCAACAGTTTGCAGACGCGTTTGACCCCAAGGACCAGAAGCACGTCTCGTGGCTTCAGAAAATGCTCGAGATTAAACTTGATCCAGAGAAGATGGTAGACCTGTCAAAGGAGATGAATACCAATCCTATGAATATCAAGGTTGCCCAAGTTGAGGCGCTGGATTGGCCTCACATTAACTTTGTTCTGTGCGCCAAGTACGCCAAGGCGGTTCTTTGTGGAGAGGCTATTGTTCCAATGCTAAAATCTCATTAAACCTATCCTGGTAAAATTCCGTCGGCGCGCTAAATTCATAACGATCCCCTGAAAAGGAAAAAGATCCATCACCAGATGTGATTTCATCGACTGAAATCATATCTAGTAGATTACTTGTGCAGTACAGTTTCAGATCATCAAAATCCCACCCGTGAATAACAAGAAGAGAAAGATCTAGGTCAGGCTTGGCCCGTGGGAGATACAGCTTTCCAGAGGTTGCGTCTGTATTGGGCCATTCTTTATTAACTATGTAATTTGTTTCGACCATTTGTCCTACAAACTTGGCCGTGTCAAAAGACCTGAAGACGACTACAGAAGTTCTGGTATCTTCTGATAACTTCATGGTAAATGCGTCATTGGGCGCGCTGTGGATGGTGTAAAGAGCGGGAGGAGGGCGGTCGAGTGTTGGGCGGGGGCGGGGTGGTGCCAGCATCTTACTATGAGCGTATATGAAATCTCTAAACCAGAGAAAGGAAAAAAGGTCCTGTGACCAAGGATACAGAGTTGCAGACTTCTTGTTCTACAAAACAAAGATCCGCCTACAGTAGCAATGGAGTGCTCCGTGTGCTATTGCGAGTCTGGCTCTTTCTGCAAGCTGACATGCGGTCACGCGTTCTGCAATGGATGCATCAAGACCTGGTACCTGAAGGGTACGGGAACTGGGTGCCCAATGTGCCGCGCTCCTATTCACTTCAAAGGGTTTGGAAAAGTCCGAGATGAATGGGACGCTGAAGCCTGGGAGACCAAATGCACAGAGGTGATTGATCAGGCATTCATGGCGGCGATAGAGGAGGCATTTGAGTTTTGCGCCGAGGTCAAGTCAAAGAGCCTCCGTAAGATGGTCATGGGCAGTCTTATGGAGGATCTTGGCGATATCGAGAAGACGGCTCGCTTCTTGAAGAGCTGGGATGTGTCGCCAGATGAGCTAGAGTACTGGCTTATGGAGACGGATGAGTACTTCTCCGACCGTTCAGTAGGTAAATGTGAATGGAACGACGAGCCACAGAAGGACTTTGCGACCAAGTACCCAAGAATAGAGCGGGGGGCGCAGGCGGGCAAGCGCTGCAGGGCGCGGCCAGACGAGTGGTACTCGGTCAGCTTTGTGTTTAATATGGTATAGCCCCATCGGGCGCGTGTAATAAAAGGATACCAGCTATTACTAGAGCAAGTCCCGCGTATTGAGCCGTCCCGTGCAGTCTTTCACCTAGTATGAGATAGGCAGCCAGGGACTCTATTATGGCTGACATTCCATCCCACATTCCGTTCACATAGAGAACGTTCCCCTGCTTGAGGCTCTTTATCAGAAAGTATATAACAGCAACGTAGCCAAGAGATCCTTGTGCAAAGGATGCCTTGGCTCCAGTGCGAGCAAAATTCTTGAATCCAAAGTCGCCCAAAACTTCTGCAAATGACAGAAGAACTATATTTTTTACACTCATATTTCTGTATATCCATTTACAATTTTATTATTAACAATCATGGTTGGATAACTGTTCACAAAGTCTGGGCAAAATTGACTATTACAGTCGACAAAATGGTACGGAAGGCCCCTGGCGTCCATGTATGACAGCTGCTTCTTGCACCACCCGCATGATGGTGATCCGAAGATTACCGTCTGGTTATACCCACTAGAACTGCGCATGTAAATAAAGAGTAGAATGAGGGCCATGGTCACGAGAACAACTCGCATCATTAATAGTATTCAACTTTATTATCAATAGTCTGCCAGGGGTTTATATCCGAATGCACGAGGGCTCGTGCATGGCTTTCACGGGCCTGCTTGACGCATCCTGGGCAGCCGCCACAACCAGTGCACTGGTTACCCATGCCTGTGTAACGGCTCACGGACCTGAACAGAAACCAAAGAATGATGAGGACCAAAAGAATCTTCATGAGACCTCGGCGCATTCTTACCTTGTGCCTACATAAAAAGTTGAGACACTAAAATAATAGAATGGACACCATTACCGCCGTTGTCGAGCTCGTTCGTGAGAATGATGAGATGCGCAAGTCCCTGGATATGTATGAGGATATGTGCGAAGCCCTGATTGGTCAGACCGTCACCTTTGCAAACCGCCGTAAGAACAAGACGCGATACGTAACCTGCGAGGTTGAGGAGTTTGATCTAGGGACGGGCGAGTGGCTAGTGCGAGACATCGAGTCGGACGAAGTGTTTCCTCTTACATTCGAGAAGCTATTTGACGGTTCAGTTACTATTAATAAGATGCCCGAGCCTGCTGAGCGTCCTAAGAGGACAGTGACATTTGTCCAGTAGCGCGCGCGTGCAAATCTATCGCAAAATCTAAAACTCCTGGCCAGATATCATTGTCCCACATCTCCTCATCTCTTGAAATTAGCAGCGTCCCCGTCGTGTCGTTGTACTGCTCGATCAGCTTGGCCCGAACAAGTCCTAGCATGCGCAGATATACCTGAATCTGCACATTCTCGTACTCTCGAACACTGCGGAAAAGACACCGAGTCCTATTCTTAATCTCGACGAGAGTTCGGCGGCCATCAGGAGCCACCTCTATGCGGTCAACCTTTCCAGTTACAAAAAAAGTCGTCCCATCCTCCGTTTCCAGAAGTGGTAGAGTGTAGAAGGAATTATCCCGCACCAAGGTCGCCCCCGTCTCTTCCGCGACCTTGTCAGCCGTCTTGTCCTCTGACCGCGTGCCGTGAGTTGTGTAGCACTTGGACCGCAGGTGTTCTATGACCTTTTCCTTGTCCTCCGCCGCCAGGGTTGTGTCCTTCTCGATCTCTTTTTTTGCATTTTCATAGTTTGATTGCGCCCCTGCAGAGTCCTTAGCCTTGAAGGAGACGGCCTTGTCCAACACTTTCTGTGCAGTTTCTGACTTGGCCAAGGAGGCCGCCGCTTCCTCATGCTTCGTCAGGCCTTCGAAGGTCTCAGGCCAATACTTTTTCCAGAGTTCATCTCGAACCTCGGATGCAGGCTTGAAGGGATTCAGGCCAATGCAGGCTGCGACATCACTTGCCTTGATAACTACCCGAGGAGCCATTTGTTTTATAAAGTCGAGTTGGCTTTAGACCTTACCAGGACACAGAACCATTTTTTTTTGTCAGACCATAGTAATTATGGGAGGTCTTTTTAGTACTCCAGCACTTCCGAGCATGCCTAGTATTAAAGGAGGTGGCGGGGGCGGGGACGATGGTGGCTCTGGAAAGGCCAAGAAGAAGGTCAAGTGCACGTGTGCCAAATTTACATGCGGAACTAAGAAGTATATAGATGCTAAGAAGAAGAATAAGGGCCTGAAATGCGCCAGGAAGGGATTGACGCGTCGGTGCAAAAAGTGTGGAGGTGGCCGTGTATCAGGCTACGAGGACTACGAGGACTACGAGGACTTTACTGAGGAGCGGGTTATGAGTTACTCAGAAGAGTATTCCCCCCCAGGAACCATGATGAGTGAGAAGTTTGTCCCAGGAGCCTACATGACAGAGAATTATGTGGGTCAGGCATCTGCGCCCCATCCTTCAGATGTGCCTCCGACCCCACCAGGCATATCAGCCTCGGCGAGTAAAACTGGCAAGCCCACAAAGCCTCCCACGGCTGGAAAGTCCCCGTATCTAAACATTTCTTCATTTCCCGACCTCCAACAGGGTGGAGGGGTTCCAGTAATGGGCTCGAGTTTGTACAGCAAGACATCATATTACCTTAATAATCAGCCTACCCTTCCCGGAATAAACCTCGCTGACGTCATGACACTGAGCCCAATGGTTGAACGTGTGGCTAGTGATGCCTACCCTATGAATTTTGCAGTTATGCTCCTAACCATTCTATTCATTATTTTTGTTCTGATGCGCAAGTAAAGACTTCGGACGTCTAAAATACATATGCTTCGTTTAACAATCACCCGTTCCGCGCCCCGCAAAATCAAAGCAAGTGGTGTAAAGCACGCTATTAAGCATGCTCAGAACCTTTGCTTTAATTTTGAAAATACTCCCGAGTGTCGTTCTGCTTGGGAGCTTGTTGACGAGTTGTCAGAGGTTCTGGATATTCAGAAAGAAGGAGCCTCACGTCGCTCGCTTAATCCCGCGGTAGACGAGGAGAGCCACATAAGCGCCCATAAGTTGCGCCAAGATATACTGGGGCAACTTGAACATCGGTAGGTCGCCCTTCATCGCCATGGCGAATGACACTGCTGGGTTGATGTGACCGCCTGAGAGCGGGCCTATCATGGAGATTGCCAGCAGGAATCCTGCGGCGATAATGATCGGCTTGCCCGTGAAGAGAATTGCTATGACCAGCAGGAAGGTTCCTAGGAACTCTGCGAGCATGTGCTTGAACATTTGTTACTACTAGCCCATAAATATTTGTAAAAGAGCCCATGACGTTTGGGCAGTCGTAAGCCAGAAGAACTGTGGTGTCAGTATCCGTCCAGCGCATTCACATTTTTTATTTTTTTCAAGTTTTATGTATCTAAGAGCAACAAATCCGTATATTACTGCAAGGGCTCCCATGGGCCATCCCAGCAGGTGCGACAGTCCAAGCAAGCGCGCAAACTGGAAGACGAGACCTGCAGAGAAAAAGAACTGCATATAGTCTCGGCTGAGACCCTTGGCGCAATCGCACTTGGCCAGACCCCTGATCCACCTGAGGACATACACAAGGATGAGGATATTCGCCGCCTCTATCCACATATACTTTTAACAAATAATGTTTTTACAAAAGGGTCCATATGTTTAGGAAGTTTTTTTGTAAATTCTTTTTTGAGATCCTGACTGGCTTCTTCAACTATTTTATCCTCGTGCCAGTTGTACTCGTCGCAGAGGATAAAGTATTCTTCATGGTCTTTGAGTTTTGTAGTCCCTATTTTCAATATCTGAATTGATTTTAGGTTTGGGACGTATTTATTCAGGACTTTTTTTATTTCTTCCCATTTCATGCAACTCAGATAAACGTGTGCCCGAACACGTTTCTCGAGAAGACGGAGGAGAGCCATTCCTGATATTCGTTTATAAGTTTTGAGCGCGACCGTAGGTCGCTCACTCAAAATTTGCATTCTTGACTCACAATAATTGAGGGGCTGCGCCCCTCGGATTTAGCTGCTATAAAGCATGGACCCCATGCCATTCTGAATACGCAGGATGTTATAATTCATTGCGTAAATGTAACCAGAGGTTCCGCCTGCTATGAGACCCAAATTGCTGCCAGATGGCGTGATGATCCGATACGAATCGAGGCGGGAAAAGTTGAGGGTTCCAGTCGGCTGGAGCTTTGACGTGTCAAGGCAGTATGAGATAATGGCTATTGGGGCGGTGCCAATGGCGGCCTTGTAGCCAAAGGGAGTGTGGTAGTACTGCGGGACATCCTGCCACTGGAATAGAGAGCGCGAGTCGCCGACATCCACGCCATTGAGCTGGGTCTTGAATGCGTATAGCGATGCTGCAGGGTAACCAGATGTGGCTGAATTTGTATAGGCAGTAGCATAGCTATTAGACACAAAAGCCAGGAACTTGACTGGGTGGGCCAGGTTGACATCGTGATTCATAAGGGGGTTGATCGGGACGCGGTTAATCTGCGTAATCAACATATCCATAGGCGTCGAGGCAAAGTACTCGCGCTCGGCCCCATCCAGGTACAGGTAGCTGCACCAGGCTTCGTACTGAAGCTGCTGATACGTGCCGTTGAAACCAGCAGACGAAACAGTAAAACCAAGTGGATTGGGAACAGTAGGGTCGATAAACTGGAGGAATGACTGGGCGCCGACCGCGCTCGTGGCTGCGCTTGGAGCGGCTGACTGGACTGGGAAGGATATTTCAATTGTCGCCGTACCAGAACCAGCAAATGTTCCGTTTGTAGCCACTATTTGACTTACTGATACTGGGCCAGTGTACTGCGTGCCTAGTACAGTCATTCCTACTGCAACAGTTTTTGTCGAACTGGTTATATTTTGCAGAGATATAATCGTACTTCCTGCGCGATCTATACCAGGTTGCCCATTGGTAGTGAGCTGTGCCACTACCGCCGTTTGCGGGATAACAACAAACTGGGCATACTGGACATATGCTGTCGTCTGCGTTGATGTTGTATAGGCAATAGTTATAGAAGCGGCTGCAGATGCCGATACATATGGATTGGTAAGAACTGGTGCCGAAGCTATAGTAACACCTGTCATACTCGGCGTTACATAGACAAAGCCGCCGAGGGTCGGGGGGGCCACTGACGTTGCTCCATTTTGTGTTAGCTGCCCAGTAGCGGTTGCTCCGCTAGTGCCTCCAGTCCCTGTCGCCTGGAAATCGGAAGTTGCCGCTGTAATAATACCTGTAAGATACGAAGACGGTACGAAAGAAAGGACAAGGCTTGTGCCCGCATAATAAGCGTTCCAGTTAGTTATGGTGGGAGTAACTGCAGAACTGGCTGCTGTGACCAAGGCCAAAGTATTTATAGATACTAAAGTCTGCGCCGCGCCTGGTGATGTATATACAGTATTTACAGTGGCTATTGGTATGTTGAAATATTGGCTCGTAGCTAGACCGCACATCGTCATTCCCGATGTGATGGTTCCCGTTGCTGCGCCCGCGAGCACATTGAGGATGGGGAAAAGTGGTGTAAAAGTAACGGCTGTACTCGACTGTATGACCTGCTGACCAGCAGTCATTGTCGGAGTGCCTGTAACTCCAGCAGTCACCGAACCCAGACAGGCTATATTTGCGATCGCAACTCCAGCCGATAGATAATTAATAGCATTAATCTGAAAAAAGGTGGGGCCTGAAAGCGGTGTTGGCGCACCCTTGAGGTCTGAATTTGTAATTATCGAGTTGACTCCTACATAGCTCGTGGAACCAATCACTCCACTCAGACCATAAATAACAACATTTGGAATTAAGGTTGATGTCGTCGTTGTCTGTACAGTTCCAATGGGCGCAAGGGCCGTTACGGCTCCAGGGAAGTTGGCCGTCGTGCTGGGGCTGCCACCTGGGAAGTAGACTCTGAAACCGCCCGTCTGACCGCCAGGCGTGGTGCTCACATTGTGTATATAACCAACCCCGGCATATGACGGAACTCCTGAAATAGACATACCATTTGTAATGTATGTTCCAGCTGGGTAAGTCGCCGCATTATAGACGAGTACGGCGGTCCCGGTACCGGAAGAATAGGTGGCCGTCGAGATTGTAGCATTACCTGGAGTTGAGAGAGTAACATCAGCGACTGGAGATGCCGTGATGGTCTGACTGGCTGTCCATGTAATTGTGAGACCAGTTACAAATGCACCCGTGACGGACACGGCAGTCACCGCACCATAAGCAGTTGTCGCTGAGTGTCCAGTTATTGAACCAGCGGCGATGAGCTGACCAACGTAGATTTGGCCGTTGACAATTGTCGAAGACGCGCCGCCCGAGTTGAGTACCGTGTAAACAATAGCGGCCGTACCCGTACCAGATGAGTAAGTAAGACGGCAAGTCTGGTTGGCCGCGGGGGCGTTAAATGCGTAGACTCCCGCTGACCAGTTGGTCGCCGAACCAGTGGAAGCAGCAAACCCTACAGTGAATCCGGTAACTGCTCCAGAAGTGAGGGCGACCGTCGTCACGTATCCTGTACCTGAACACCCAGGAAGGTTAGAAATGCTCATACCGTTTGTGATGTAACCGATGGTTGTCACCGACGTGTAGGCCTGTGTAACACCAGCAGAACCTGGAGCCGTAAAAGCGGTGATGGCGGCTGGAGCTCCCACGCACCCTCCGGTCAGTACAGTATTTGTCTGGTTGTAAGGGGTTGTGTATGCTGCGCAGGCGGTGGCGGCCAGACTTGTTGATGTTGGAGCGTTCTGGAACTCTCCCACAAAGGTGCCAGAGGTTGCGTTTGCTGGAGTGACTGACAGAATAGTCACTGTACCGTTACCAGTTGAGCCAGCCAGAGCCCCGCCTGCCAACGTGTACAGCTGCATTCCGGGAACGAGCTGGAAGTTGGCTCCAGTATATGTAAAAGGATTTGGCTGAAATACGCTGGTCGTCGTAAGAGAGGCGTTATTTATAGTAACGGCCATGTACCCACCAGTGCCAGCCGGCGCGCTAGCTCCCGTGCCCGTGATTGGGTTGGCTATACTGGTGGCTGTGGCGATGCCAAATGCTTGAGCGGCGTTCGCTGCGGTGGATGCAGAAGTTCCCGTTGGTCCCGTATAAATTTCATAATTTACGCGGTACCCAAGGTTCTGGCTCCATGTTATCCGAAGCTCCACATCGTGGTACTGCAGGGCCACGAGCGGCAAGGCGACCGACCAATCTTTGCAGAAGAAAAACTTGAGAGGCAAAAAGCCATTGATAACGTTCGTAAGACCATTCAGGTCGTTGTTCAGATAGCGCTGGCTGTAGTTCTGCGCGCCGGTGACTGGCTCGATCTGCGTCATCCAAGTGATGTCCTGGGTGTCCACAACCTGGCCGCCAATCAGAAGCTCGATCCTGTCCACCACCTTGGACCAGTCCACACCCGGGATCAAGGCACCAGTCGTATCCTTGCCGATAAAGTACACGTAGCTCATCAGGTCACCCTTCTTCTCAAAGCGGATGGTGGAGATGCTACCAGCAGAAGGATTACCCTGAATAATCTGCCGCTCCGAGCTCAGAGCATAATGGGTATAACGCTTGTAATTTGAACGAAAGAATGAAATCTCTGGCTTGCCCGTCAGCCAAGTGTCCTGGGCGCCAGTGGCAACTAGTTGAACTATTCCACCAGACATTTACTATAAAAGTAGAAAATAAAAAACTCCTGGACGCACACGCAAAAAGGGTTATGTGTCTAGGGGTATGAGACGGACTAACCTGCACTTTGTATATGGAAAAAGACTCGGCCCGTAAGCAAAAGCGCGACTCGGCCAAAAAATCCAAAGAAAGAACCATATATTCACAGAAAGCAGTTAGAGCCAAGGAAGCTTTAACAAAGAAATGTCAACCATCTACCCAGGCCTTCAGTTCTACGCGGAAGTAATCCCCGAGCCCAGCCCGATCCTGTGCCGCACGCCATCCACCTATAGCTACGGAGATCGCCTCGAGCTGACCCCGCGGCGAAACGACCTCTATGTGATATGCGCAGACGGGACTGTCCAGTCTGTATGGGATCCCGAACGCCCCATCGGTTGGGAGATTTTTGAATCTGAGAAAGGATGGTCTTATCGAGTGACCCAGGTTGGCTTCGAGCCTGTGGCCTGCCTTGTCAGGTTCCACAGTCGCGCGGCCGAAATTCGTCCAGGAGGTCGCAATGTAGGGACTTGCGTGTTCAACAGTAGCCATAATGAGGAGGGTTCCCGCTTTGCAGAAATTTACGACACGGAGGATGATGGCGAGCCCGAGGTCACTTCTTCGCCAGAGTGCCCGGGGGCTCCGAGGAAGGCTTCACGCAATGAGTTCTTCTCTTAAGGAATATAGACCTTTATAATGTAATGCATCCTCCTTGTCAAAAATGTGTCCATTTTGTCCCCACTAGATACGGAGTCATTGGATACTGCAGCTTGTTTGCCCGATTTAAGGGCCCAAAGGCGGGCTTGCGAAAGCCCTATACAATTTATCAGTTTACAGAAGTTATTCGTGGTGACGAGCTCAAGTGCGGGCCCGAGGGAAAGATGTTCAAGGAAAAAGAAGTTACGTGTCCTCGTGTTCCTCTCGTGGATCTCTTCAATAAAGACGAGTGGCACTAGAATAACAGAACAAATGGAGGGTATCCAGAAGCTCATTTTTCGCGAGGAGGCCCTCAAGGATAAGATGAAGGTGGTCCGCACCGCCCTGAAGGCGGCCCTGGTGGAGTCGGATGTCTACAAGGCTGTCCTGGAGGATACTCTTCAGGACAAGGATGGTTTCAAGGTGACGGAGAAGGTGGCCAAGGCTCATGCCCTCAAGGTGGCGCGAGAGACTTATGCAGGAGAGGAAGAGGGTGAGCGTGAGGATGAGTCTTAGAGGTTAGCGTAGCTGTGTAATTAGAATGAATATTTTGATCAAGCAAGCTGTTGCCCTTTGGACCCTCTTGCCTCTTGTGTATATATCCATAACTTGCGCACCGATTACCACAAGTCTCATCATAAGTTTTTCCATCATAGAAGATATTGTCTATTAGTAAAAATGGAGCGAGGACTTTGTATCCAGACCCAAATTGCCATCCGTCGTGTTCAGCGTCATCCAGTGACGAAGAAGACGATCCGCAGAATTGAAAAGCACGTGGTTAGGGGGACGGCTATAGGCCTCTTCCCAAGTGCTCTTAATGATATTCTTATACATCACGCTCCGATTGATTTTGGTGAATTTATCCATGTTACCCAGGATACTCTGGCCGTGACCATTCTTAACCTGGCGATAACTCTTACTACTAAGATGATTTTGTAACTATATATTTTCCTTTTGGATACAATATATTAAACTGTATTCTCATTCGTCCGTTATTAAACCCCTTGCCCGGGATTATGTAATCTTCTCTCGGGTCTAATACTCCCCAGTCCGCTGTGTTGACTTCAATCTGTCCAGCGAAGTGAGGAATTATGATTATTTTTCCATTGACTGAATCTACAAATGAAATTTTGGTTGACCAGATGAGATCATTACCCTGACGCATAAACTCGGGATGACTTTGGATCCGTATGATGAAAATAAGATCACCTGGCTCCTCATCAGGATTCAGAGGCTGTTCTCCAAGGGACTTGCATACAACCTTTCCACCGTCCTCTATTCCTGCAGGAATGACAACTTCCAAGTTTAGACTCTCGACTTTGGCCCCCTTTCCCTCGCACTCCTTGCAGCCTTGGCGTGAGCAGCCTTGCCCCCCACAGTGAGGGCAAGGCTGCTGCATAACCATAGGACCCATCTGAATCTGGATATTCCCTTGACCGTGACAGGCTGGACACTTCTGGCGGCACTTCATACAGGGCTTGTGGAGACCCACACGCAAATGCTTGTGGACGCCATGGTACGCCTCTTGAAGGCTGATGTTCAGATCGTGCTGGGCGTCGTTGCGGCGCTTGGGGCCTTGATGCTGAGGGGGTCTCTGGAAGCCTCCGCCAAACATCTGGGAGAATATGTCAGGCATTCCTCCCGCAAAAGGATTTCCCTGAGGGGGCCCGTCGGGGTTACCGAACTGGTCAAAGTTCTGGCGCTTCTGCTGGTCTGACAGGATGTCGTAGGCGCCCTGGATCTTCTTGAATTGCTCTGGATCGCCACCCTTGTCGGGATGTGTTTTAATAGCAAGTTTGCGATAAGCCTTCTTCACGTCCCCCTCGGAACAGCCTTTCTGGAGCCCTAGGGCCTCGTAAGGACTAGCCATCTACTCCTTTGGGTCTTTATTTCTTTAGTGCGATTTCCGCGCCTTCTTCTTAAAGGCTTTCTTGATCTTGTTGGCCGCTGCAGAGCGGGTCGGGGTCTTGCGCTTGGGCTTGACGGTCACACGGCGTATATTGCGTGGGTATATGTTCCCTCGTGTCGCTGGGTTTTTCACACCAGGTATAGGAACCTTGGGGTTGCGCATAAGCAAATCGTAATCACTCTTGAGCATTCGCATGAGTTTATAAAAGGTCTGGCGGTCATAGTAGTTCTTTCGGCCTGTACGTCTATTTTGTATTTCATAAATAATTATTCCCTTTGGGAAATCAAGAGTCACTGGATTTATATAGTTGGCGTTTAGGAACACCTGTGGCACGGCGGGGAGGGCCTTCACTCCCGCAACCCTGTGAGACACCGCTTTGGCCCGCCGCGCATTTTGCTTTCTCTTGTTCGCATTGAAACGCGCCTTGATGGCGGCGATATTCATTATAATAATAATTTATTTTAAATTTTTTGGACGAAGGGTCGAAACCGAACTGTTCAGATTGTTTGCCAGAGAAGATGCCTGAAGTCTGTTGAGGGCCGTCTTAATATTTGATGGAAGATGATGTTCCTTCAACTTTGCATATACGCCCATGAGGGGGAGACTCCCGTTGGCAAGCGCGGGCCTAAGTTTTGCATAATTTATTAATACTAGATTGGCTTTGTTCTTATTTTTTACATTCAAGTTTGCCAGAAGTAACCGAGCATTGTGGGTAAGAGTTTCTGGTTTTTTCTTTGCGGCCATTATTCGAGCAAGTTCCTTGAGATTTCTTCTTTCCGGTGATTCTTCATTTGAAACATAATTATTCATTTCATTTACAGGACTCATCTTTTTACCCGTTGTTCGGCTGTGAAGAGCGTATTTACTCGCTGGACGCGAAGACATTTTTCTAACTGCACGTGTGAATATATTGGAAGCCGTCGCGCTACGAGTAGGAGCCCCTTGCTCCATCCAGACGGCGAGGTTATTTGTTCCAGGGGCCGCCGCCACTCGCCTCCTGCCAGGCAATACGCTTCGCACCTTGTTGAACATTCTCCTGAAAACTCCCCTCTGCTTTGGAGGAGCCATACCATGTTGGGCAAAAACACGGCGTGCTGCGGCAACTGTATTTTCAGAAGTTCCAGAATACACTAGAGAATGTCTTTTAATGTGTTGTAAAATTTTCAACAAGTTTTCCCCTTCTTCTTCACGTAGCATTTCAAGAGTAAGAGTAATCAGTTCTGCGCTAAGTCCCGTTTTGTGTGCAAAACTATCCCGCGAAAGTTCTGTAATATTGTATCCAGATGCATCCTTGCGGCCCAAGATCGCCCATACAGCCTTTCCGTGTGGGTGGAAGTTTTTATAATTTACAAATTTTGGTTTTTTATTTTCAGGTGTTCCAAACATCCACGGGAGAAAGTACAACTCGAAGTGAGGCAGGTTCTGGGGCGGTACTCCTTTGGAAATAAGAGTAAGTTCTATGGCCCGCTTCGCCTTGACCAGCTGATAAGCCTCCGCAGGTATAGCTTCTGGTTTTCCTTCACCAACCTTTAATTCATATATTCTAATGGTACCCGTTGGATGGGCAGTTGATGGAGGATTCCATTCGAGCACGTCAGGTTCTACGTTGTAGAACCCTTTGTATTTGGAAGTAGCGTTTTCTTCCCAGCTTTGCATATTTGGATTACTCGTGCTTCGGGCCGCCAGCCCAACTATAGTCCTCCACACACTCTGAAGTTCGGGGTCGTATTCCTTGTTACTTTTTATTGTATTATTTAGTGAAAATTCACTTTTTAGAATAAAGGTTCTTGGCTTGTTATAGATTTTTGAAATATCCTTATTCCAATCTTCGAAATAAATAACATCTACATTTTTTTCCTTTGCGGCCACGGCAAAGGATGTCGTTTCCAATATAGAACCACTGTGACCCTGACGGACGGCCGAATCAGAAAAGTGGCTCAGGGCGTTTCGCAAGGCTGCCGTAAGGAGCTTGCCCTCGGGGGCATGACGCATCCCCGGATATACTGCCACCAGCTTTTCAACCTTTTTTATAGACTCCTGTGCGTGTCTTAGGTTTTTAAAGCCTAGAGCTATGGCGGTTCTTGCGCCAGGAGCATGACCTCCATTTGCAGTTTTTGCAGTTTTTGACGCCCGCGCACCTGGTTTTATCTGATGGAATTCCAAGTAAGCTTTTTTCTCAGCTTCATTTGCCTTGTTATTCGTACCCGGGCCTTTGTATACTCTTATGGCCACGGTACCAGAGTGATGCCAATTGGTGAAGTTTATAGCCGCCTTGGCTGGCGCGGACATCGTCTTGCGCTTACCAACTGCGATACTCATCCTATTCTTTCACTCTAAAAAAAATCGGTAAACGTCTCTGGAGGAGCCGCGGACCAGATTCTGTAGGCCTCTTGCAGGCCCATGAGTGGCTTGCCCAGCTTGAAATTGATGCAATTGTGAGTCTCGACCGACCACGCAAATATCTGACGAGGGCACGTCGGTGGCGGGAGGTCTTTCAGACACTGCTGGAAAGACACCCTGCAGGCTCCACATGGTAAAACAAAAGGAAAAAGAAAAATAAAGTTCCTGAGAGCATTCATATCGGCTGGATCCAAACAGGCCGTGTGAAGAGCTCCCCAGAAATATGGCCCAAACTTCCTGGGATTCATACTACCATAGGCCAAGAAAAGAGGTTCTGTGCTTAGGGTCAATGGCCCAAGAGCAAGAGTACTACGTACTCGAACACAATGGCTCACCGTATCCGCCCCGTCCCGACTCCCTCGGCTCCTCGCCCGACTCTACCTCCTGCAGACCGCGGGACGGCTCTCTGGCAAACCATCTACAAGTCAGCACTTAAGGGTGATACAGAGGAGGCGCGTCTGTTTGCGGAAAAGATGGCTGACACGGCCCTAAGAGCTCGGGAAAAATCACTGGCTCTCCTGGAGTCCCGCCCAAAGCTCCTGCTGACCAAGGCGCCCCCCAAGCCAAGCGAGACGTGCGGGGCCGAAAAGAAGGGCCGCGCCGTGCTGCACGCTGCTTTCCGCTGCAAGGCGCAAACACTAGAGGGGAAGCAATGCGGGTTCAAGGCTACATGTGGAGATTTTTGCAAGAAGCATACTCCTATTTAGATTGTGTAAACTGAGATCCTCGTACCAACCCGCCCTGAGTAACTCTTTGTCCCTCTCGTCCAGTCGAATAGGTGTTTCTTTATACTTGTCTAGCAGATACTCTACGTTCGACAGCTCACAGAATTCTTGGTTCCGTGTCCAGGAGCTCTCTGTGAGAAACTTAATCTCTAAAAACCAATAATCCACAGGCTTCAGACCTTTCGACTTGTAAAGGTCCTGAGTCTCTGCACACGGGCGCAAGTCCCAGTAAACATCGAGCATAGTTCTCACCCAACTCATAAAGCTACCAAGAGCGGAGTCTCTAAGATGGCTGCCCAACTCATCTGGGATGACAATTCATGGCTTCTGCGTGCCAAAGCTTCCTCTGGAGAGACTCTATTCACCTGGACTTATCCTATGTTTGAGGAGTGGACCATGAGCGCCATCATTCCATCCGAGTATGCATTCATGACGTGTTATATTCAGAATAATATAACTAGTGATGATCTTACTGCCATTTATCGCGGAATATACAATCATGCTCATTTGTGCAGTCGGTCTGTAGATGCATGGTATGATCTTCCAGAGGAGGAGCAGAGCGACTGGCACGACCAGACCCTCTACCAGCTCGAGGATCGCCGGGCCCAGGCTCAGGAGCGCGAAGAGGCGGCCATGAACTGGATCGTGAGTGACGATGAGGATTTTGAGAGAGACTATGCGTGCATAGCCAAGGATATGTGTGATCTGGTGAGGAATCTTATTCGCGGATATACCGAAAAGCGATATCTGTGCGAGCGGATGCTTGCGGAGGAAGAGACGTTCTGTGCCTATGGGCGGGCCCAAGGAGCTGACTCTTCACCAAAAACAAAAAATGGACGAATCTATCGCTGATCAACTGAACAATTTTGATGATCTGCTCTTTGACAGCCTCGACTTTCAGATGCGCATTCACACCAACCGCGGCTTTTGGGAAGAAACGGACAATATGGACACGGATTCTCAAAATGGGATCGAGAACTGCATCGACTATGGTTTTGATCAAATGTTCGAACGGTACAAATACAGTCGGCTTGTGCTGGATATTCTAGAGCCATGGTGCGAGCGTCTGCACGATATCCTGTGGATAGCCATGGACGTTCCTTATCCTCGTAACCTTGATATGCACATTGATCGTATCCTGGATAATTGCAGGAATATATTCTACAATCAGATCTGGGCTAAACTCGAGGCGGCGATGATTCAAGAAGTTTCCAGGGTTCAGATTATTCAGCGCAACTGGAGGAAGGCTATTAGCTGCCCCGACTATGATATCTGCAAGAAGCGTCTGAGAAACGAGTTTAGAGAATTAAATAGTTAATAGTGTAATGGACTGCAATTTTGAAATTATTCGTCTCATAGAGTCTCGGATGGAAAAGGGTAGGAAGGAGTACGGCCATGGCCTTGTACAGGGTTCTGGGTACGACTGGCTCAAGGAGGCTCTTGAAGAGGCCCTTGACTTGTCAATTTATCTTTCTGCAAAGTTGATCGAGTTGCGTATTAGAGAAACCGCCCGAGAATAAAATAGAAATGACGCCTTTTGCCATCAAGGATGGTGCTACAATCTACATCGTCGACCCGACTCAGATTCGTTGGTTTGAATATAACGAGAATCATCGAGATCTCACCCTCTATTATCACAACGGCTCTATGGAAGTCATCCATCACGAGAAAATACGTCATGTGTACAACGACCTGATGCTCCAGTTCAATATTTTAGACATCAACAAGTACTGAATGGAAGCGGCCATTCAGGCTTCAATCTCTCGCATCGCAAGAACTACCGATATCAACAGCGCCAGGGCTGTCCATACGGCGTCCAAGAAACTCGTGATCCTCAGGAAGACGCTGACCATCTATACCCGGTTCAGGAATTCTCTACTTATTATAGACGACGTGGACTAATGGAACTCTGCAGGTGCCAGAAGTGCCTCGAGATCATCAATGGTCCAGAGACGCTGTTTCGTAAAGACTTAGAGGCGGGACTTGTATTACATATAGGAAATAGAAGCGATGGACAATCAATCTATCGAGCAGTGTAAATATTTACTTTTGGCCCGTTGTACGCGTCTCGAGTATAATCTAGAATGCGTACAAGAGGATCAGTCCCGTGCTCGTCATGCAGAGAACTACGCTGACAATCTCCTCAAACTCACTCCACGGGAGACTTTCTCTAGGAGTGATTTTGATAAATTTGAAATGTTTTTGGATCATTATTGTTTAGCTCTACATTTGGAAAACTATGAATGGGCTAGGCAGTCAGTTCGAAGCATAGAGACTTTGGCCTCTGAACCAGTAGAATGTACCTGTTTATTCTAGTTGCCTGGATATACGCAGCATATATGCCATATCTCATCTTTCAGTCCTATATGCTCTTGAAGGAGCGATCTGAGCTTGACGACCCTCCTCCACTTCTGGAGTCTGAGTCCGATGATGACGTAAATAAAATTAACTAGAACTTGCGCCCTATGAATTGTTTTGTATTTAGAGAAACGCGTATAATTACTATTAATGGTCGCCCCCCGAAGCCTCGCACAAGGACGTTATCTCACACTTCTTCAGTCCTCCGCGCCAATAATCATAGGCACTGGCCCTGCAGGTACAGGCAAGACTCTTTTGGCTTGTCATGCAGGTGTAAAGGCTCTCATCAAGGGCCAGGTATCTAAGTTGGTCTTGACTCGCCCAGCCGTAAGTGTCGATGAGCAGCATGGGTTTCTGCCAGGAAGTCTTGACAAGAAGATGGAGCCGTGGACTCGGCCAATGTTCGACTGTTTTCACAAGTATATAGATCCCAAGGAACTCAAGAGCTATGTGGAGATTTGCCCCCTTGCCTATATGCGTGGCCGCACATTTGAGCAGGCGTGGATCATAGGTGACGAGATGCAAAACTCCACGCCTTCACAGATGAAGATGCTTCTGACTCGCATTGGAGATGGTTCTAAGCTCATTATTACTGGTGATACACAACAACACGACCGCGGATTTGAGGACAATGGGTTGGCAGATCTCATCAAGCGCGTGTATACAGACTCTGCGTTTATTCATCACCTTCAGTTTACCGATGAAGATGTGGTTCGCCACCCAGCTATCCGAGAAATATTGTCTATGTATGATATTAAGTGATGGTCTGGAACATCCGCGGTCCTTTTCAGTTGATCAAGGAACCCACAAAGCATTACGTCATACAGATGAATAACACAGGCAAGTCTGAAATAAATATTCCAAAAAATATAACCAATAAGCGTCAGGCGGCGGCCTGGCTGCGCGCCCATCCCGCCAATGTGGCCCGCGCGCGCTTTAAGCCCAAGGGAAAGCCACGTGGCCGAGTTCCAGCTCCTTTTTATATGAGTGTATTTGCACCCCCCGCCAAGATGCCCTCCCCCGTTAAGCCGATAATGACTGGCCCACGAACTGGATATTTTCAGTACCAACCTGGAGGTCAGGTGTTTCCTTTCGGGTCTCCGCAGTATCCTAGCCCTCCCAAGACGGGAGCGAACCGTTTCACTTGCTCGGCTGGAAAGAGCATGATGCCTATAGGAAAAGGGCGTCAGGGTATAATCTACAAAGGGAATGACTTTGTGGCCAAGGTCTGTCCTCGGGACCTTCTTGCTGCGACTCGCGGTGAACGACAGCCCGCAATCATAGAGTTTGAAATACAAAAGGAGGTTTACAATTCTGCGCCTGATGGGGTGGTGGAAGTATACAAACACGATAAATGTATAGACTTTATCCCTCCAGTTGCAATGAACATGGCCAATGTCCAGAATGCCAGCAAGTACGACAAGTCCAAGCAGTCAATTATTTTCATGGAATATTGTTCTGGAGGATCACTGACCAAGTGGCTCGACTCCAAGAAACAGACTGACGCATCCATGCACCATGTGATCACTTCAGTCCTCAAAACATTAAACAAAATAAAAATAAAGTTTCCTGATTTTCGGCACAATGATCTTCACATGGAAAATGTGTTTGTTTCCGACCGTGGGTTTCTTATAGGTGATTTTGGATGGGCGCGTCTGAAGAAGACTGGAACAAATCCTGCGGTCAATACGGCGAACAAAAGCGGTACGGCGGGTGCATGGGGTATAGGTCCCAATACTGACGCACGATATGATGCTCACTGCTTCCTCAATAACTTGAGGACATGGGTATCTCGGAAGGGAGTAGCCCCCAAGGCAATGGCTTTCCTAAACGAGGCTATTCCTGCAGGATATCGTGGGGCGACGGACACTCATGTCAAGGAGTGGCGCCTCAAGTACGAGGATCCTTGCCCTGGTCTTCCCACTGTCCAAGAACTTTTGAAAAATAAATTTATTACTGGACAGAAGTTCAGCTCGCCAAACCTCCTTGCGGCCAAGGGCCGTCTGCGGCGAGTGATTTTGCCTGGTCGGATGAAGCGCGTGCGCTCAGTAAACTTGCTTTCAGCCAAGGCCCGCCTTCGGAAGATGACCGTCTCTCGCCCTCGTATTCTATCTGCAAACATTCGAGCGGCTCGCAACGCTCTCAAGCCTCTTGGCCCTAGAGGGCGCGTGACGTCTGCTCAGATCCGTTCCGCTAGGGCTCATCTTCGGGGCCGTGTTCACACGAAAAGGAAGATGACTGGTGCAATGATGAAGAATAAACGGTTTGACAAGATTATAGAATACTATTGGGACTTGAACGGCCGCAAGTCTGGAAAGAATTATGAGGAGGCTTGGGCACTGGCTCGCACAAAGGCTACGCGACTTGTTGAGCGCCGCTTAAACTCGGGGAATGCGCCATTTACACCAGTAAAAGGCGACTCCGTGAGGCGCTCTTCGGCCAAGCGACTTGATATAAGTGTCCTTGCCCAGCGCGCACCTAGCCCTCCTAAGCTGAATGCGGCGAAGCTAGCGAATGCGGCTGCACGCCTCAAGGCTAAATCAAATGCACTCAAGGCTGCCCGTGCCAAGATCGTGGTTCTGAATAAAAAGACGAGAAAGAATGCCAACTTTGAACAGAGCCCATCGGGTAGAATAAAAGTCAAGAATCCCCAGACTGGCCGTTTTGTCTATGCCAATGGACCGACCATATCTCTTTCATATTTGAAGAACCTGGCGACGCGCCGCGGTGTAAACATAAAGGGTATTCGGGCCAAGGACGCCATCGCAAGGAAAATATTTGGTTAAAGATTAAAAGTTATTTTAAAAAATGGAGGAGTGGGCAAAGTTCTTGACGGTTTACAACTTCGATAAGAAACTGCGTTACGGTTCAATAGGGGACGGTGGCTATGTGATCGGGGCCCTCCCTGGAAGTTATGATTGTTACATATCTGCAGGGGTCGGAGATGAAGAGTCATTCAGCAGAGACTTTATCAAGTTTAATAACATGTCCAAGGATAACAGTTATGCGTTTGATGGTTCAGTCGCAGACTTTCCATGGAATTTTACAAGTGATATCACGTTTATCAAGAAATATATAACCAGCTCCGAAGACCTCTCTTTTCTAACTGACAAGTATAATGATATATTTCTAAAGATGGATATAGAGGGCCATGAGTTTAATGTTTTCAATTCATTTGACGACATCACAATGAATAAATTAAAACAAATAGTTGTTGAAGTACATGGTCTAATGAATGACGAGTGGTGGGAAAAGTGGGGCCTTGATAAAACATGTTCGACAGAAGAAAAGATTAACTTTCTTGAAAAAATGACCAAGACTCATTATCTTGTTCATGCTCATGCGAACAATGGAGAGCCCATGAATAACGGTATACCAGTCGTGATAGAATTGACTTATATACACAAGAAGTTTTTTCCATCTTTTCCCCCAGATCTCAACAAGACGCGTCTACCAATACCATGTATAGATTTTCCTAATCACTCGTGGGTCCCAGAGCATCAGCTGAACCACCCACCCTTTGTTAATTAAAATATTTTCAAATATAAATGGGCAAGCTCGCAATTGCCTTCGGTGTTATCTTGTTCCTTGTCCTCTTGGCGCGATTCATGATGCCAGGAGTTCCTCTCATTAGTCGTATACCCATACTTAACAGAATGCTCCCAGAGCGCGGTGGTGGTGCGATCCAGCACGTCATGTCTCCTCCTTACATGTTCCACCTCACGGATGCCAATACCCGCCTAAATTTGCCTTGAAGGAAAGATTAACAAAAACAAAATAAATAAATAGTTTTCATGAGACTCTGGCCGTCCTCAGTGAAAACAATATTTTTAGAGATTTCAGGAGTGAACACCAGCCCCTTTTTTAAAGTACCGTAAAACAGCCCCTTCAGGTGAATGCGTCTCCGCTAGGTCATCCATGAGAACCAAAAACAAAATAAATAAATAGTTTTCATTAAATTCAGAGAGACTTCAGGAGTGAACACATAGCGCCGCCCCCGCCGCTTTTTCAAGAAGACCCCTAAATCACGGGGCTTCTTAAAACAGCCCCTCTCGTCACGGAATGAAAAACCCCCAGGGGATTCACGCGTCTCCACAAGGTCATCCATGAGAAACAAAAACAAAATAAATAAATAGTTTTCAGTAAAGTCAGGATGAACTCATAAATAGATACAGCGGGGCTCCGCCCCTGCCCCCCGCCGCTTTTTTAAAAGTACCGTATTTAACGAGACTTTTAAAACAGCCCCTTAATGAAAGAATTTCAAAAACACCCAGGAAATTATTTTCTCACATCAATATTGAATTAAGTATAAAGAGGTCCAAAGAGCCCCTCCCCAAAAGTCCCGTGTTTTACGGTACCTTTAGGTACCCCCTAGTCCGCCTCATTTCTTTAACCAGAAATCAGGCGGATTTTTACCAATTTTTACCCTTTACAGGGCGGCGCAACGCGCCGTCAGGCAGAGCCTGATAAAAATTGGTAAAAATCCGCCTGATTTCTGGTTAAAGAAATGAGGCGGACTAGGGGGTACCTAAAGGTACCGTAAAACACGGGACTTTTGGGGAGGGGCTC